TGCAGAGCCTTGATTAACAGTAATCATACCACCAGATAATTCTGCGATAGTATCATGTTCTGGATCACGACTAGCTGCACCTGCACCACTTCCAACTGCTAAATATAAACCATTCTCTGTTGCTGTACTTTGATCTTTTAGGAGAACTCGATCTCCAGAAACCAAAGTTACACCATCTATTGTGTCTCCTGCTTCTAAACCATTAGAAATATTTACATTGGCAGTTGAAGCACATTCAGCAACAGTTCTATTTCTTAGACCTGCAATAGCTTGGTCAACATAACTTTTGTTTGCAACATCAGTATTTCCACTTGGAGTTCCCATTCCTGTAATCGAGCCTCCCAATACAGATACAGCATTTGCATTTTGTGTGCTTATTGATCCAAGACCTAAGTTAGTTCTTGAAGTAGAAGCTGATGCAACATCAGATAAATTTGATGCCTTTACTAATTTTGCAGTTAATTGATCTTGTGCATTTGATGATAAAGAATTTATGTATTGAAATTCTGTATCTGAAACTGATCCATCTGCAATTTTTGTACTCGCAATACCTGTAGCAACTTGTGTGTTGCCAATACCTGCTGTTTTTACACTTACAGTACCACTTGACTCATTAAAATTATTTGAGTCAAAAGTTAATGTTCCACCAAGATTAATTGCTGTAGAACTTGATCCATCAGAAACAGTAATCTTACCATTGTCTGCTGTAATATCTCCGTTAATATGTAATTTTGAACTAGGAGAAACTGTACCTATACCAACATTACCAGAACTATTAGCATAAAATCTTATATTAGCATTTCCATCGGCAATAACAATATTTCCACTTGATGTTCTAATATCAAGACTACTTTCATTTCCATCAAAACTTCCTAAAATTGTATTGTTTTGACCAGAAGATATAAATTTTCCTGCTTCATACCCAACTGCTGTATTGTTTCCTGCTGTGCCTGTTAATGAATTTAATGCAAGAGATCCTATTCCTGTATTTTGACCACCATTTTGCGTGTTTCTTAAAGTTGCATATCCAATAGCTGTATTGTTATTGTTTGTGCCACTACCTGAAGTAGGCATTTGACGAAGTGCTTGTTCACCAAGTGCTGTGTTAAAACTACCTGTACCTCCTTTTGGAGAACTACCATCAAGTTTTAATGTTCCACCTTGAAAGTCTATATCGCCATCATAAATTTCTAAAGTATCTCCAATTTCAATTTGTGTTGTGCCTTTAAGTTTACTGCCTGTTATAGTTTTATTTGTCAAAGTATCAGTAGTAGCTCTTCCAACTAAAGTGTCTGTTGATGTTGGTAAAGTAAGAGTTCCTGTATTAGAAATAGAAGAAATTACAGGAGCTGTTAAAGTTTTGTTTGTTAAAGTATCAGTAGAACTTTCTGTAACAACAGTTCCATCAATAGCTAAAGTAACATTATTTCCAGAAGCAGTTGATGTTATTCCTGTGCCACCAAGTAAACCTAAAGTTTCACTATCAAGATCAATCGCAATAGCAGTTGAGCCATCAGAAACATCAAGATCCTGTCCAGTTACTAAATTTTCTACAAATGCTTTTACCGATTGCTGTGAAGGTGCTAAAATAGAACTATTACTAGCCATGTTATCTTCATCAACAACTGGGGTAGCAGGACCAACATACGTTGAACCAACCCATACTCTAGGAGTTGTATCACTAGAATGAATAGTTCCACTATCAAGGGTAAAAGAAACTGTTGTATTAGGAGCAGAATAAGAAGTTGTTGCTATTTTTCCATATATAGTTCCTGTATTTGCACCAAATATTTTAACACGTCTTCCAACATGATATGTAGAAGTAACGTCTGCAGCAATCGTAATGGAAGTTGTACTTGCTCTTGTCGCATTACTCGTTCCTGAACCTGAACCAAGTTCAAACCATTCTTTATCGTTCCATACCTCACGAATTTCTGCCATTAATGTTCTAGCCGCATTATTAACTTGGCTTGGCAACATATTTTCTGGAAACCCATCAGGAGGTGTAGCATTATTACTAGCTGCTGTTGTACTCCATGTTTTTACATTACTCATCTTCTTCCTTTATTTTTTCAATAGTGTTTTTTAAATTGCTAATAAGAATATTTCTTTCAATCATCATATCTTCTCTTAACCATGATTTTAATGCTCCTATATCGTTGAATATTCCCTTTTCTATTAATGATGGAACAAAATTTCTTTTCTTTGACTTTGCTCTATCTTTAGCAAAATCTTGTAAAGGTTTTAATTCTTTTTGATTTAAAACGTATTTTGTTGCTCCATTAATATTTTGTAGTGTCTCTTTTAAATTATTAGCCCCTGTACGAAGTTTCATGGCTTTATCTTCAATATATACTTTGGCTTCTTCTGGTAAATTAGATTTTGTTAAATAGTTTGCAGCAGCTACTACTTCTGATACTTCTTGAAATAATTCAAAAAGTTCATTTCCATATTTAGTTCCTGTAACTATTTTTTTTCTAAATCTTCTAATACCAGGATAATCTTCAAATGCTAAATCAGGCATATCATCAAAGAAAGCATAATCACTAGCCATTAAAAAATAATTTCCTATGGTACTTGTATAACCACGAATAAGAGCTTCAATTTGTGGAGCTGATAATTTTGCTTTTTCAGGAACGTAATCACTTTTATAATATTTTCGTCCTAAAAATTGTGTTAATGCTTTTATTGTTTTGCTTGTATAAGGACCACCTCTTAATTCTTTAGGTAAAGATAAATCAGACATAGACTCAATAGGTCTTTGCATAAATTTTAATTTATTTGCTTGAACTTCTAAAGGAGGATTTAATACAAATGGAGTTAGTTGAAGTCTAAAAGTTTCAAATAGTATTCTTTTAGCATCAAGAGCTGTTTGAAAATTATTACTTTCTTGCCAATTAACCCAAGCTCTTTCTGCTACAGACATTGCTGCCCCAGGTTCCCATAGTTTAGGTAATCTCCAATGTTCATACATTGGTTTGTCATACATTTTAGTTTGTTCATTATATCCGTACACTTCTTCTAAAGTTGAAGGTACTCTTCCATTTTCTAAAACAAATTGTTTTAAATCTTCTGTTGGTAAAAAGAAATGCCAATGACCATCTTTATCCCAATCTTCCATCTCTATATATAAAGGATTAGTTCTATTCATTTCTGCTAACAAAACAGAGAAACCTGCACCTGCTGCTAATTTAGATATAACTTGTCCTTTGTTTGAGTCTTTAACTACACCTCGATAAACTCTATCTCCACCAAGAACAGCAGGTCTTAAAAACAATGACGTTTCCATAAATATTTGAGCTGCTCCACCATACCATTTGTCGTAAGCACCTCTCATTGAAAAGTCAGTTGAAATTTCTCTACTTTCAAAAACAGATTTAGAAACTGTTTTACCTTTTTTTTGAGCTTTAGAAAACTCTCCCACTCTTGATGCGTTTTCAATTAAAGAACCTAATGCTTCAAACCATTCGCCTAATTTTAAAGGAGACGTTATAACTTTTTTAAAATTAATTCCTTTGTCAGAATAAAATCTTTCTAGTCGTCCTCTAAATAATCCTTGTGTATCAAAAAAACTAGATAACGAACCACCATTTGCTACCCAATCTCTGTAATTTTTATCTTTAAATATTTGTGATTTTAAACCTTTTGCTGCATCAACAAATGGTATGTACCCATTTTTAGATAACATGCCTGACATTAAAGTATCTCGAACAAAGTTAGCTTGAATAAAATCTACAGCTAAAGTTATAAAACTTCTTCCTATTCTAGTGGGAATAGATAAATAACCAACTACAGTATCAAATGTAGATTTTTTTGTATTTAATGCTTCTAATGCTCTAAATAATAAAGGGTCTGCAACTCGGTAATATTCTATCTTGCCTTTTTTTAATACAGCCAATGTGTTTGGTTCTTTTGGTTTTAAACCATGAACTATAGCTTTAGTAAAATCGCCCATTAAATCAAAGGCAATATCGATCATTAAATCTATATCTTTAGGTAACAATCCCTTAGACACATCTAAAACATTTTCTTTAAATGTATCTCGTATTTCTTTTGTACTTACACTTACTTCTTGTTTTCTTTTTTTCTCTTTAATAGCTTCTATAAATCTTCCACTATCTTTTGTTTGTTCTGCTTTTTTAATTACATCGAGTTTTAATTGATTGCTTATTGATTCTTGAAGAATAGTACGAGCATTTTTAATAATGTTATCTAAAGGGTGTCCTATGTTTCTTTCACTACCTCTAATCATTTTTATAGTAAAAACATCTGATGCTTGTTTAGGACCTTTTGATGATTTATTAACTCTGTTAAAAGGAACGTAATCTACATTTCTCCATTTATTAACTTGCTCTCTTGTAAACAATTCACTTTTAATGCCTATTTCAACAATGGTATTCCACCACTCTTGATATTCTTTAAATAATTTTTTGTATTGTGGATATTTTTTTTCTAATCCAACAAGAGCTTGTATTTCTGCTGCTGTAAAACCTGTTTTAACTTTAAAATTTTCAAATAAATATTTTGCTCTTCTTCCTGCTGCATAATCCCAAAAAGGAGCATCTCGTCCACCAACGGCATCTATAATTTTTTGAAACTTAATACCATTTGTGTCTATTTCAAAAACACGTTCTCCGTTTCTTTCAACAATTCTTAAAGCACCTTGTTTAATACTTTGACGTAATGCTTCACTCATGCCTTTAGCATTTCTTGCGTTCATATAGATTACAGGTTGTGTATCTATACCATCTTCATAACGTCTAAGGCCTTCAAGAACATCTATTAATTCTACTCGAAGTTGTTGAGCTGTTGTTCCTACACCTTCATTAATAGCAACTTCTGCACCTATTTTTGATCTTGCTCTATCTAAAGCACTTTGTTTATACCAATTAGAAAAATTAGTTTGTGCTTTTAAAACAGCAGGTCCAATGTCTTTCATTTTATTTTGGCTATCAATGAGCTTGTTAGTTCTAACTTGCGTATCAAACCATTCAAAAAATTTAGGAGCTGATTCTTTTGCATACACAGGGTCCGTCATATAAAAACGAATAAACTCTGCAAAACCTTCGTGAAGTTTTGTAATATCATACGATACTTGTATGATCTCATTAGCCATATCTTTTTCTGAATATTTCTTTTTAATTTCAGGAATACGACTATCAAGATAATGAGCTACTTCGTGTGCAGCTACTTCTAATTGATTTCTATTTTTTAAACGTATAGCTCCACCACCACCAGGTTTTCCTATACCAAGAAAGTTACGATGATAACCAAGAGTATTTTTTCCTTTAACTCCACCAATTTCTATTGGTAAATCTAAATCTTTTAAAAACTGTTGTAGAATAACATCTCGTCTAATTAAATCTTTTGGAGCATCAGGAGTAGCTTCCATTCTTTCTTCTATTTTTGCAATATTTCTATGTTTAGGTCCTGCACCCATCATAGAATCTACAGTTTCTTGACGATTATATCTTTTAACAGCTTCTAAAGTAATAGTACCTACTTTTCCATTTTCTGTTTTAACATTAAATACTGTTAAACCATCTTTAGTTTTTGCTTCTGATTTAGCCATTACAGCAGTTATTGTCGCTTTAGTTCCTTTAGCATCTAAAGAAATTGTATCTCCAATTTTAAATTCTACAATATCGTCTCTAACTTCAAATTTTGGTTTACCTTCTGCAAGATTTTTTTCTTGCATTTCAATGTATGGTTCTTTTTTAGTTTCCCATTCTTTTTTAATAATTGTTTCTATTTTTTCTATTGCAGGTTTTCTTATAGAAGCATCGATTTCTAAAGGAACAATAGACTCTGCTATTTCTTTTGCATTTTTATCTATGTTCTTTTCAAAATCTTTAACAAATTCATTTGCTTTTTGTTTGGCTATATCTTTTGGCATAGCTTTAATAACATTCATGCCACCACCACCTGACATTTTATTAATCATGTAGTGATGAAAAAAACCTTCTATGCCTTCTTTAATATCGTCTTCGCCTACAGCTTTACCAAAAACATTGCCTACAGCTTCTCTTGCACCAGGTATTTCTCCTATTGCATTATCAATAGCTTCTGCACCTGTACCAACTGTTGCTGAAAAAGCAGCAAATGGAACTCGCATTATAGCAAAATCTCCTACATCATAAATTGTTGCCATTAATTCTTTATTAAAAGTTTTAGCAATATTTGTAGGTGTCATTGATTTATCTGTATTAAAACCAAAAAATTCTTTTTCTGCTTCTGAACCAGATTCAAAAGCTGCGTTTGGAACTCCTATGTCTCCTTCAAATGCTTCAGTAAATCTTTCATATCCTGCTTTTACAGGCTCTACAGTTAAGGCTTTAATTGTATCAAAAACATTTTCATACAAAGGTTTTCTAGGAGGAGCTATATTAATTGATTGATTGGCTACTTCAAAACCTTCTTCCTTCATCATGTCGTCCATGAAATTTGTTGGTGGCATTACAGGTCTTGGAGCAGCTAATGTAATATTAGAATTCTCACTTTTCCTAGGAGGAGCTAAAGTAAATTCAGCCATTATTTTGCCTTAATAATATTTGCTGAAATTAATTGTTTTATTATATCTTCTCTTTTAGCACCTTTATTAATATCTAAATTATCTTGAATAATTTCTTCTATTGTCATGTTTCCATATTCAGGAGCAACAATATCATACGTTGCACCTACATTTAAATCTTGATCTGTAAGATCAACTCCTGCAAATGCTGTCATGTATTTATCTCTATCTTTGTCTTCTACTCCACTTAACATATTCATAGAACTAGAAATTATTCTTTTTAATTCAGGAACGTAATTTGGATTGTTATTAAATCCATCTGCTGATGTTTTATTTAAAGAATCTGAATAAAATTGTAACATTGTAGCATTTTCATTACCTTCTATTTTTTTAAACTTTTCAAATTCTCTATCTATAAATTTTCTATTTTCTGTTATAAGTTTATTTTTATCTATATTGGCTTGTGATAACGAAGTTCCTTTTTTAGATGGTTCTTTAAAACTTAATGTTTTATCTTTTTCTATAGTAACAATAGTTCCAGGAGCATAATCACTTGTGTTAAAATTAGGTTTTAATTTTTTTAATGATGCTTCATCATCTTTATTTCCAATTTGATATGATGTGCCTGTTGCTTTAGGAAACTTATCTAATGTTTCTATGTCGCCTGTTAATTTATTAAATTTAACAAATGAACCATCGTCCATTGTCATGTATTGAAATTTAGCCATTTCATCAGCCATGTAATCTCTTTTACCTTGTCTTGCTCCTGCTGATACTGCACCTGCTACTTGTCCCATGCTTGGAGCAATAGGTTGAGGTCCTGACATGGAAGCTAATGATTCTAAAATTCCTCTACGTTGAGCTGACACCATTGGGTCTGAACTCATTAATGCATCTAATATACCCATTACATGAACGCCCCAAGTAATGCTCCACCTGCTGCAAACATAGGATTAGTGCTTTTAAAAAGACTAGCCATTTCTGCACCTGCAAGACCACCAGATAATAAACCTGATGCTACGTTACGTTGTAAAGGTTGAACATTAGTTTGTGTTTGTCCATACGAGCCACCTGTTGCAGCTTGAAAATTTCTTAATTTTTCATAAGGAAGAGCTTGTTGATATTGATACCTATTCATTGCATCAGCTAGGGCTGCTTCTTGTAATCCTTCTCGTTCAGAACCAACAGAACGTAATCGCATAATATCGTTATAATCTGTTTCTGCCATTTGAGGAGCTGCCATTAAAGCATTGTTCATATTAGCTCGTTCAGATAAATAATTTTGTCCGTATAATTGTGTTCCTAAATCTCCAAGAGCATTTGCTAAAACTTCTTGATTAGCACCACTACCTAAACGTCCTGCTGAAGTAAATTGAGATTGCACACCAGAAGTAACATCTCCTGCTAATTTATTATACAAATTAGATATAAAAGGATTACTTGTTGGGTCTAAATAATCGCCTTGTAACTGTTTCATCATTTCTGAATTAGCTTGACCCATTAACGGAGAACCAGTTGTAGCTCTTTTTTCTGCTAAATTTAATGCTGTGTTTGTTTGTGGAGAAAAATCAACATACGTTTGCCCAGGAAAATAATTTGGTCCTGCTTGATTATACAATGCTTCAGCACGTTCCATACCTTTTGTTAAATAAGGTAATTGGAATTCTGGTGGTTCTACATTGGAAACTGTTCTTGCTTCTCCTGCGCCTTTACTCATTTGTTAATTCCTTCATTAATATTATGTGTTTTTGTTTGTAATCTCTTAACCATTTTACCCAACCTTTACGTCCAACTAATTCTATACGTTGACACTTGTTTAATTTAGCCCAATGTTCAACTTGTTCTTTAACAGGATTGAACCAAGACTTCATATTCGTTCCTCCTGCTAAAAAATAACGACAAGAACGAAGACGTGGATAATCTATTATTTCAGTAACAATAGCTGCTTCCACTACGTTTGTTTTTACATTCCATGAAATCCATAATTGCATTTTCTTTTTTAACAAACTGTCAAAAATATCTTTAGGCATGTAAGCAAAACCATCAATCTCTAATGGCTTTAAAAGAAGTGGCTCAATCTGTTTCCAAATTAAGCCAACATCTTTGGGAGGAACGTAACTTATTTGACTATCCGAAGATAGTGAATCCGAATGTTTGATCTGTGTTTCCTGAACTGGCATGTGTTAATGTTGCTGAACCATTTACTCTAGCAGAAACATACAAAGTATTTAAAGCTGTACGTGCATTTGCTGTTGTTGGCATAAAAACAATTACAGAGTTTTCTCCAATACGAGCATTGGTTAATGTTGAAGTAGTCGAACTAGCTGTCAATGTGATGCTTCCTGTAGAATTTAATTTTCCATCAATCGTATTATTTAGTGATGAAGAAATTAATCGTAAATGCAGATCATGGTCTGGCATTGAAATAGGTACATTAGGAAATTGATTTGTTGCCATTATCGTTTACCTTCTGGCCTAGCTTCTACATCTACACCTGACATTGTAGTAAAGTTACCTGTAACTTTAACTCTCATTCGGTGGTATCTACTTGTAGATCGCATAGGACACGAACCATTTGATAAAGTTGAAACTGCTGTTCCAACATTTACTGTATCTAACTGTGAAGCTCTTGATAAAGGTGTTACTGTTACTGACGTACCCCCTACTCCATCAACAATAGGTGTAGAAGAAATTAACGTAGATCGTCTTCCTTCTGCGCCTTCAAATTCTGTTGTATCAACTGTTGCTGTTAAACTTGTTGCAATAAACTTTCCAAATTTTTTATCGCCACTAAAACCTGCTAAACCTACTATTCCTTCTCCGTAATAATACGAGTCTAAAGATTTAGGTAAAGTATCTAATACACCTAACTTATCTAAACTTTCTAATGTAGTAAATGCTTCTTGAGAAGCACTAGCAATAAATTGAATATTAATACTAGACCCTGTGCTAAATCTATTAACGGAATAATTATAAATTAATAATTTATTATTTATATCGCCTGTTGTAGAACCAGATGCACCACCTCGATAAGACCAAAATACACAACTATTGTTTGGGTCCACAGCAGCACATATTCCATCTAGGTTAGATGATAAATCTTCAAAAAAATAATTATCTATTTTTCCTTCACCTATTGGTGTTAATTGTTGACCACCTGTTAATTTATAAAATCCATCTTGAGCTAAAAAGAAAATCATATTACCAAACGAACAAACAGAACGTGGAGCAAATAACCCTATATTGTCAGAAATTTTTTCAAACGTAAAAATTAATGGGGTTCCGACATAACTAACACGATAAATTGCTCGTTCAAAAAATACTATACCAAAACTTTCTCCACCAATAATTGCTTGAATATTACCATGAGGACCAACAACATCTTGAAAACCAGATTGCGTAGTTTGTGATGGTGTCCATTGAGATACATTATTTAACCCACTCCATTTAACACGTTGGTTATATGATGTTCCACTTTCAGTAGTATATCCTGTAAAAACAAAATCACGAATGACAGCTAAATATTTAGCTTTAAAAGATACTAAATCAGAAAAAGCTGAATCTGTTCCTTCATCAAATTTTTGAATATTATCTGCATTATTAGCAGCAATAATATTTGTACCAAATTGTGTAAAAGCCCAAAAGTCTCTTGAACCCTCTGTTGTAGAATTACTATAACCACCTGATTTAGATTTATCTACAAATTCTTGTGAAGAATTCATTTGATATAATTTTGTGGCATCTCCTGCGTAGTTAGTAGTACCTGCTGCGTTAAAGGCAGTAAATAAACCAACAGCATTTCCTGTTAAAGGATTGTCACTTAATTCTTGAAAGCCAGGTAATGATCTATAACCAACTTTTAAAGGTAACACATTATCAGCTTGTATAGCTCCTGTGTTTTGGTAAGTTGGTAAATCAGTTTGTAATTCGCCAAAAGGTATCATTAGTAAACTCTTCGTTTAGGAGAAAATTGTGTTGAAGTCATTTGTATTGGTGTTGCAGAATGTTTTCCTTTTTCATCACTTAAATTAGCTTTCTGTACTGCTTCATTAAAAAGATTAGCCCATACAGGAAGTCGTTCATCATTTTGAATAAAAGGAGTTGCTTCTAAAATACTTCCATACAAATATAATTCAGGATAGTTTTTTAAAATATCATTTGTTGTATTAGAATCAGATAAAGCTGTTATCCGTTTATAATAAAACATATTAATTGTGTACGCATTATCAGGGCAAGGACCAAAATACATTTTGTCTCCAATGATAGTGTAATACACAGGCATACCATTACCAGAGTCAACATACACTCTACTTAATTCATTAGGAGCCATATATTGTAACTCTGTTTGTGGACTAGCTGAAGTATTCTGCACAGAAATAAATTCTAAAAAACCTGTAGGTAAAGTTATATACTTTGTTCCTGCAACTGTATCAGTAGTTGTATTAACAGCCATTTCACGCAAACGTAAATCTTTTGAATGACGTGATTCTGCTAAATCAATAAATGTATCAATGTTAGCAGTTAAATCATCTCTGTTAAGATAACTTGCTATTTCTATTTTTAAATTTGAATACGTATCTAATGCCATTTAAACTGTTCCTGTCCATACTCGAAATGCTCTGTTATCACTATCGTTTAACCATTTTTTAAAACGAACATGATCTAATATATCTCCATTAGGAGACATAATTTGTTTTTTTGCTAATTGCTCAACAACAACCAAAGGGATAGATGCAACGTGATTAAGTTCTTTAGACTTACTTACACCTTCCCCAAGGCTTTGTTTTATTTTATTTTCTTCAATAACAGGAGTTAAGTCTTGAGTTCTTTCAATATGAAATTTACCTTCACTTTTATCTTCAATAAAGTTTGTATCAACTATATCTTTTGAAATTGAATATTTAGTCATTATGAAGACATCTCTGTTACTGAAATTTGTCCTGCTCCTGTTGCGTATGCAGAAACTACATCGGAAGGACTACACTTCATTGTCATGGAATCATTTGCACTTAACAACATTCCATTTTTATTTGCAGCCGTTCCTTCTAATTTAATATATGCAGCAACAGTTGTAGATATATGAACAATGATAACATCAGCTCCAATAGCTGTAGTTAAAACACCTGCTCCTGAATGATCTTGAACTGTGTACGCAGAAGGTCTGTATTGGTATGTATGTGCCATAATTTTTCCTTATCTACGAATAACGTAAGTTAAATCAGCAGTAGTCGCAGCAGTTTGTTCGCCATTACTTTTAATGTTAATTGCATCGCCTAAAGCTACATCTAATCCATCGCCAATATATAATTCAACACCAGACTCATCTGCTGTTCCATTTGATAATGTTGCATCTGAACCAGAGTCAGCACCATTAATCATAATATCAAAAGTTGTGTTTGCATCTATTACTGTATGCACGTTCATTACTATTGCTTTAATTCTTCCTGCATCTGGTACTACAACTACAGGACTAGCATTGTCTGCTGTTTGGATAGCTGTCATGTTGCCACCATTTAAAAAATAGTCGTTTAAAGTTCTCATTTGTTTTTCCTTTATCGTTCCGAGTAAATACTCTTCAATAAAAAAGGGGGCCGAAGCCCCCTTATAGTTTTCTTAACTTAACCTAAAATTAAGAAGTAGTTAAATCTGCAATAATACCTGAAGCAGCTTCGTTTCTTGAAACAACTCCACCTTCCATTAACAATAACATGTGAGTATTATCTCCAGTTTTTGCTAATTGTGAATTTGTGAAAGGTCTTAAAACATTGTAACCCCAATATTCAGAATCTAAAACAAAAGCATCTCTGTCTCTCTGAAACCTGTTGGGTTTAACTGTTAAAGTGCCAAAATCACTTTGGTAAACATCTATACTTGCAACAATAGTTTTTGCAGGTACTTCTCTAATAGCAGTTGAACCACCTGTAAAACCAGAGATAGCTTGTTTGTTAAATGGACCCACCATAATAGTGTCTGGGTTTCCACCTGCAACAAAACATTCTCTAATAATTTTTTTCAACATAGACTCTGTGAAAGCTCTTTGCGCACCATCAGTTCTTACACCTGTAGGAACTCCGTTAGTGTGTGCTGCTTTTGCTCCACCTGCACCCATGTCATTATTAGTAGTAATCCAAGTTCTTAATCCTGCAGTTTTTCTAGCTGCGTTAGACGCACCTACTGTTGGGATTACGTTAGCTTGTGTAATACCTGCTTCGACGTCACGTTTTAGCTCTTTGCTATTTTTTGCGAGGCTATATGCTAATTGAGTCGATCTAGCAGCAGCATCTACTGCATCGTCAGTACCAGTAATGATAAAGTTCTTTGCATAGATTTGCGTATAGTTATGAAGCTCTTTAGTTGCTACCTGCGCCTGTGCCGAGTAGTCGTCTCCTTCTACTTGGTGGTTGTCTGCTGCAGCAGTTGCTAAAGAGTCTGTTAGCCACTTAAACTGTGTGTTAGTAGCTTTGCCTTTACCCATAGCTGAAAACATAGGTGTATCAAGTGGACTTATATTATATATAATATCCTCAAGCTGTTCCTTGATGCCTTTCATGTCATAGGTGTCGAATGTATTTCCTGGCTGTGCCATGATAATTTTCTCCTAAAGTTGTTGGGCTTCTGACCAAGCAAGGAAAGCATCTTTTGTTTTCCTATCATTCCCCTTATTGGGAGTTTCTCGTTGAGAAGCCATTGCTTTTTGAATCGCAGACGAACTTTCAGAAGATGTTGTAGTTTGTGAACCAGAAGTTGCTACCCTAGGAACTCGTTTAACTTTTTTTCCATCTAGTTTTGCTTTTTTTAAATTATCTAATTGCATTGCGTTGTACGCTACCAAAACTGTTCTATGATCTGTTAAATTTTGTAATTCCGTATCGGTAAATCCTTGTGATACTAAAAAGTTTTTAATATCATTTTGAACTTTAGAAGCTTTATTAGGGTCGCCAAGAACAGGTAACTTTTCAATCAACTTTTCTTGTTCTTGTCTAAGAACAGTATTTAATTTCTGTTGATATTGTGTTTGTTGTTCTAGTTTTTCGCTTTCTAATTGCGCTCTTAAATTATTCTGATGTTCACGTTCTTTTGTAATTCTAGCTTGTGCCTTAACATATTCCGTTGGGTCTTCTTCATAGAGCTTTTCCAAATCGGCTTCGGACATACTAGGTTTATCAAAATTACTAACAACTTCTTCAAGTCGTTGAACGTATTCGGATTTTTTTTGATTAGCCACGTTCATTTCATCTAAAATTTTTTGACGTTCTACCTCTAGGGTTTTACGTTCTTCACTTAGCTTAGATGTTTTTTGTCGGTAATCAGAATCTTTAGCGTAACCACTTTGTAATTCTTCTAAAGTAACTTTAATTGTTTCGCCATTTACTTTGACTTCAAAAAGTTGCTCGTCAGTTTCCGTTGTGGTGTCCTCAGACACTAATTCCAAATCGTCAGGGGTTAATTCCTGCGTTTCACTTTCAACTTTAGTAGATTGCTCTACAGGTGTCTCTGGTGTTGTGTCTTCATTCCCTGTGGCTTGGTCTTTTTCCAAAGTACCCAAAAGGTTGATGATTTCACTTTCTGCTGTTTGCTGTGATAGCGCAACAGATTCCTTTACAGGTTGATCTGCCATATAGTCTCCTTAATTTTTAATTAAAAATTTTTGTTTTTTGTATGTCGGTCAATGTCTTATTCGCCAATTTTCCTGTCTCCATGACAGACGTAATTTCGTTGATAAGTGATTCCAACATTTTACGCATGAGAAATATTTTTTCTCTTGCTTCTGTATCTCGAAGAGGAGATGCTAACCATTCTTGGTTTAATCTTTCTTCAATTTTTTTTACTGCATCAGTAAAAATTTCGTCTTCTAGTATTCTCTTTGCTTGATTACCTAGATTAATTTCTTTTGACATATTTTATACACCTGAACTATCATCAGTATAATCGTCTGCGTCTCCGTAAGTTGTATTTCCTTGATAAAGATTACTGCTACTTGAATATGGAACAAATGTATTATTATTATTATTGTTATTATTATCTACTTGTGAAGTTCCATCATTACCACCTGTATTATATTTAGGTTCGTAATCTTTCTTTTTCTTAATTTCTTTTTTAGGTTTATTGTCATTATTAATATTATTAATTGCAGTTATAATTTCATTACCTTGATTTTGTGAAAAATCTCCACGTTTTATTAAAGCTTTAATAGTATCTTTGTATTTACTTGTTAAAAATTTATCTGGTACTGTTGAAATATTTCCACTTTTTGAAGCTGCCATTATTGTCTCAACTGCATCTTTTAAAGAACCAAAAGCTTGTTGTTGCCCATAATGATTTACAAATTTACCATTACCATTATAATAACCACCTGTACTTGTATGATATTGAACTTGATTAGGGTCTTTATTTTTTTGTTTTTTAAAATCCATACCTGCTCCAACTGGAGCATATTGATTTATTAATGCTCTGACACTTTTTTGTGTACCTGGAATACGAAGGTTTGTTTGACTCCCCATATTACCTAATTTATCATTGTAAAAATTTGCTTTAGATAATGCTTCTTTATAACTAGGAGAAAAACTAGCAAAGGAAGGGCTATCAACACCTCGTCCTAAAAACATATTTTTCTTTTGCAAAGCATTTGTAAATTGTTCGTATTGTCTATCGTTTGCCATTTGAATAGGACCAGATGCCATGTTTGCTGCAAAACCTAAAACACCAGGAGGAAGAGTTTGATCGCTAAATTGTTGTGGTCCTAATAAAGTTCCATCTTCACCAATGTAACCTTTTCTTAAACCAAAATCCATTATTTCTTTTTCTGACATATCGGTTAAAGGAACATTAGAAAGATTTAAAACTTCAGGAGAGTTGTCTCTTATATCTCCATATCGCTGTGTTGATATTCTGTCAAAACTGTTATTATTATTAGTAGTTTGATTTCCGTTATTTATATTATTTTCTGTATCTTCTTCTTCTACAGGTACTTGACCTTCTACTTGAGGAACTACTTCGTATTGTGCAAAGTTTTGTTGAGGGTTAGGTTTAGGTTTATAAGGAAATTGATTAAAGGTACTAAAACGTGGGTCATATTGTGCAATTTGAGACTCTGTTAAATTTTGAGATAATAAATTATTATACGTTGGTAAATCATAATTATAATTATACAAACCCATACCACTTTGATTAATACCTAATAAGTTTTGTAAATACGGATTTTGTGCCATTAGTTTCCTCGTTGTTTAATAAAATTACTTTCAATGTCAGCAGCTTTGCGTAATTCTTCTGAATCAATTTTTTCTGCTGCAATTTTAAGTTTTGTTTCTAGTTCTAATACTTTCATTTTCATTTCTACCATCATCTCTTCACGTTTTTGTTGAAGAGTTGCCATTGTTTTTTCTTTTTCTAATTTTAATTCTTCCATTGCTGCCATAAGAAGAGGATTTTCTTGCATAGGGTCTTTTGGTGGAGGAGGAGGAACTGTTGTAGGGTCAAGGAAGAAAGGTTCTGCAGAACTAAAACCAGAATTTACAACTAACTTTTCTAACGTGTTATAAATTTTATTTTCATCTACTAATCTGCCAAAGCCACCTTCTTTCACTAGCATTTGTTGTATTTGTAAAATTTGTGAAAGTAAATTTACTCTGTGATCTGTATTACCTGTACCTAAACCAACATGTATTGAAACGTCCATTTCTTTATCAGCCCAATCTTGAGGGTTCATTTCTACAAATTGATTTCTTAATCGTATAATTCGTGGTTTATCTTGATACTTAGTAGCAAGTTGCATAATACATCTAAATAAATCTTTGACTCCAGTCTCTGCAAATATTCTGGCTATCAATTCTATTCTTTGTGTACTAGCATTTACTAAAGCATTAACACTTGTAGCTGTTGTATGTGATTTTTGTATAGTGTTAGGGTCTGCTCCCATTTGAGAACGAGAAATACCTGTTCGTGATTCTTTTAATTGATCTATTTTTTCTAACATTGCTAAACCTTCATTTAAAAACGAAGGGGTAGCTAGTGGGGTAACAGCACCTGGTCCTTTAGTTCTTACAATGCCACCAGGACGTGAAGTAATTAAATCATCAAGTTGTACTTGACCATCAATAACTAAATGTCTTGCGTTGTTTTGCAAATACATGTTGTCCATTGTTTGACGAAGAACAGTTGATTTCATTAACTGGAGGTCCATCACTAAATCAGCAACACTCATTCCGTAAAATAAATGTGGCATAGGTATTGGAGTTACCATAGAGAAAGGAAGATAATCTATTTCTTCATTATCTAAAATAATACTTTCATTACCCCCCATAGTAATTTTTCGTAAAGTTGGTTTACCTTTTTTTTCGTAATCAATTTTAGTGTAACATTCTACAATGCGAACATAGTCTGTTGACTTATCTATACTTTGATATTCTGTATCAGGAGATTCAGTTTGATATAATTCTCTTTCTGTATGTTCTTGATTATAAAAACCATCAGAATAACTAGGAAGTTTATCGACAAGTTTTTTATCAAAACCCATTGCAATAACTTCAGCTCTTGTTTTAATAACTCGATGTCCAACAAATTGAGAGTCAGCAAAACTTTTAGCGTTTTTACTGACAAACACTTCTTCAGGAGGAACATTTTCTACACAAATTCTTCCCTCTTTTGTTGTACGAGTAATTTTAACATCGTGTAAATATTCTATTTCAAATTGACCTTGAATTTCTTTTATATCGTGTTCGTCAACAGAAACAGTATCATCAATTAATAATGAATTATATTCTACATCAGTTAAATCTGCGTACTCTTCTGTTTTTGTTTTTTCAATTTCTTTATAATAATGTTTTACAAAACCATTTTTTTGTAAAAGCGCATCTTTGAACATTGTATATAAAATCATAAAGCCTGGATTATCTTTCATAAAAATATGATTGATATAATCCGTACATTGTTCAGCCATTTGTTGATCTTCAGGACCTTGAGGATCAAATTTTACAATTTGTTCTCCTGCTGTAAAGATACGAAGCAAGGAAGGAAGTATATTTTCTACAACTTCTAGTACATCTTGCGTTACTACTTGGGAACGACCTTCAATTTCGTTACCATAGGGCTTTCCTAAATAGTATTTAAAAGCAGTTCTACGTTCTGCTCCAATAGTTCCTTCAAAATAACCAATAGAATTTTCTAATAATTGTCCGAGAAGCGCTAATACTTCTGAATTTCGCATTTTAGCCATTTAATCTTCCCACTTTATCTGCAATGGCCCATCATCTGCGCCTGTAATTTGCTGTTGTGTCTTATCTCCATAAACTTTTGGTACTAATTTTCCTGCTGTCCAATGTGTATCGTGCATTAGCAGTTTTAATACAGCAGCTTCTTCTAAACCTACTTTACCTTTACCTTGTTTTGCACGTTCTAAAGTTTCTAATGCTTTAGCTCTATTGTCGCCAAGCATATATTCAATACCTTCTTGTTTACTTCTATTGTACTCTTCTTGAAATCCTTCTTTTTTTCGAAGCCAAGTACGAATAGTTTCCCATGTAGGCATGTCCTTATCACGACAAATAGAACGAATAGATTCTCCATTGGCTAATCTATCACAAATATTTATTATCATTTGTTTGCTATATTTAGTTGGCATTACCATTATACAATTCCCATATTTCCATAATTAATTTTACTTTTAAAATCTGTTGTTTCATTCATTCCAACTGCCATGTATCTAATGGCATCACAGCCATGAGAAGCCCATGAATGTTTTGCTTTATCTAACAGTTGTCCTGTCTTATCGTTTCTTTCCCATTGGTACTGACGCATTGCTTCAATACCTTGTTTACATTTATCTCTATCAAACCACATACGAGAAAAAATCATACGTGTTGCATTGATACCATCTATGACAGGTAACTTAGGAACGATTGTAAAATACAATCCTAAATTATTTGCAATTTCATATCTTGACTTACCACTAGAAAGCTCACGTTGACGTAAATCATGTGGTCCGTAATGGTTAGAATATTGATACCCTTTTTGTGATAATACTTTCACGTAATGGTCTAACCCCATTGATGTATTTTCATAATAATCAATCAGGTGTATTCTATTACCCACTCGTTGAAAGAACCATATTGCTGTGGAATCTCCAACACCCAAATCCCATGCTGTATCTACTTTAAAATTTTCATCGTATTCTATATTTGTAATACGACCTTCATCTTGTGCCTTTGTTAAAGACCTTGTGTAAATACCCCCTAGAACACCTGCATCAAAAGATACTTCAAATTCTTGTTCATATTGTTCTTCACTCATCATTTTACGAGCTGCACGTAATTCGTCTTCGTCTATAATTTTTGTTTCACTTGCTTTAAATACTGCTGTGTACCATTCATCAGGATTATTAAGAGCATTGTCATACAGATCAAAAAAAGCGTTATGACCTGCAGGAGTACCTATGGCTATAAGCCACCCTTTTCTATCGGATAATGCAGGACGTAATACTGTCCATATATCAGGGGGCATCATTGCTATTTCATCTACAACTATTCCATCAAATCGTTGTCCACGTAAATTGTCATAAGAGTCAGCTCCGAACATTTGTATTGTTCTGTTACCTGGTAAGGTAACACGAAGTTCGGTGGTGTGATATTGCACACCTGGAATTTTATGCGTGTAATCTATGCAGTATTGCCATGCTGCTTGTTTTGCCATTCGGTACGTAGGGGCGATATATCCATACTTAGGACTTGGTAATGTATTCAGCATACATTTTTTTAATATTTCATTGAGAACTAGGCATGTCTTCCCAAATCTTCTGTGTGCCACCAGTACATTCCATCGCTTTAAGTTCTTATGAACTGTGAGCTGATGTTGACGTGGCTTATACGGAATTATTATCTTTGGCATTATCAAGGTGTCGATACATTGCATCTACATCGTCAGATTTAACTGCTCCTCGACCTGACTCATTATGAACTGGTGTAGGCTTATTAATCTCTTCAACTAAAGCCTTAAATTCGTCCATAAATGAATCAGATTTCTTCTTTTCTTTTTTCTTAGTCATAGTGCCTTCGTTCCTCTTTTGTTCCCCTATGGTCAAATATAAGCCGATAAGGGCTATATAAAGGGTGGGTCTAGTATGTGTGTGGGTCCCCTATATTATGTGTAAGTCCGTTGGGGGTGGTCCTACTTAAATCATAATGATCGTCTTGGTTTTTATTTATAAATATAGATAGCCACCTAGTTCTTAGCCAGGTTGTCGGTGTAAATTTGTTGGCTGTATTGCTGGGTATTCTAAGGAAGTTGTATCAAGTGTGATACTAAGTGAGATACTTAGTGCAGATATTTTGTTCTATATAAGTAATGTGCCACTTTGGACTAATGAGAACTATGAAGACGAACCTAACGCTCTCTATCCCTTACTATTCTTAGACTTCTTTGTATCTTGTCTCTCTAATTGATCTAATGCCATACCTACTAATTGTTCTATTGCAGTAGATTGAGACCCTATTCTATTATTAAAGCGATAGTTTTCTATTCTATCTTTGTTTTTATCATCAGTATTAAACTGTAAGCGATGAGGTTTAGATTGTGGTTTATTCATTCCCCAGGTCTTTAACCTTAATTACTCACTTACGCAATTATTATTTGACATTACTTACTTACTCAGTTACTGACTTACTAACATATTAAACAAGGGAGAAAATATGGACTATGATTTTAACTTTAATATTAACGTCTCTATTTGGGGAGACAATTATGATGGGTCAATGAAATTGATACCAGGTAATTTAAGCCAAGAATTAAAAGACTTATTAAAAAAAGAAATTTCTTACAAAGTAAAAGATTTCATTAACGATTGGGGGAATGAAAATGAATAAAGTAACAAAGATAAAATTTAAACCTAGTAATGAGTCAATTACGATAGACTTGTTTAGATCAGATAAGCACAAAGAATTATTTGAACTAATGAAACCTAATTTAAACGATAAAGAGCAACACGAAGCAGTTAGTCGATTAATGTTTATGACTTCTCAGGAAGTGCTTTCAGTAATGAGTAAACTAAGAGGATTAAATGGACCTTTATATTTTTAACTTATTAGTTGGCGCTTTAGTATTTAGCATAACTGGGCTTGGGTTTGTAAGCCTGGTTATGTTTTTAATCTATTACTTCGAGGGAGATAAATAAATGAGTACAGATAAAGAACTATTACAAATAGTTAGAAGAATTGCAGAAGAAATAACGTCAGGTAAGTTAGAAAAAGAAAATTATAATGCTTACCATGATTTAACTGACGAAGAAAAAGAAGACTTTGAACCTAATGGATATGACTATTTAGAAAATGTTTATGATATGAAATTCATTGTTGGTCGTGATAAATCTTATTATGGTGCAGAGTTAATGGTCGCAGGAGGAGGACCTAATATTTATGTTGATACTAGAGAAATGCGTGTCGAGGGATATTGGGGAGGAGACAGAGCAACATGGAATTTTATAGACAATATTGGATTAGATGATGCTTGTGAAGAGTTATGGAGTTGTAAATGAACAAACAAATTTTAAAAACTCCAAATCATAAAGAAATTTACAAGCGAAAAAAGTTAGAGGAATTATTGCTAGATTTTATTGAGTCTAATGCAATTTACGCAACTTATGGCAAAGATAGTGAAGGCATATTCCAGGTTAATTTTTTAGTACATGAAGAGGAAGATAATGAATAGTTATTCTTACAGAGATATTCTTGAAGATGGGATTGAAGTTTGCGCCAGTTGTGGAGGTGCAAACATAGAATATAATCAGATTAAACATACAAAAGGTAAACCATCTGAATACTGTTATGATTGTGATTTTGCAGAAGGCACGTCAACTTGTATGCCAGATGATACTATTTTTTATGCAGAAGCAAAAGAAACTTTAATAAAAATTAAGAGAGGTAAATAATGATTGAAGTACACCCTTACCACGAATTACTTAAAGATATTAAATATATTTCTATGGAGATAGAAAACAATCAACGAGTTGCTGCGCCAGTTTTACAAAGGACCTTAGAGACTTTAGTTGAGTCTATAAAAAGACTTGAAGAGAAGTGCAGATCGCAGCAATCTCAAATTAACCATTTAAAAAAGGAGGTAAATAATGAGTAAAAAAGAAATATTTAGATTAAATGAAATTGTAGGTTCTTTAATGATTAGCCAATTTAAAGGTAATCAAGAAGAATATAGAAAAGTAATTAACACAATATTTAAAGAATTTTTTAAATTAAGTTTAAAAGATTTTAAAAAATATTATTAATGTATTGTTTCAATCATACTAGGTAGCGAATTATCTTGTTCGTTGCCTAAGTACATATCAGCAAATAACTCAATATCTTCTCTATTTTTAAAACCAGAAATAGTTATCATTAAAGATAAACCCCCAGAATATTTTATCTCTTTAGCCTGGAGAACTAATTCATCTGTTAGTTTGTAATCTCTTTGCAATAGATTTTCTTGTTTCAAGATTTTCTTTTTTAAGTTTGTCATATAAATTTATAATTTCATTTGGATTTGTCTTTGCTAAATAACAAATTTGATAAAAGTCTTTGCTTCCAATATAATCTTGAGAATTCTTAATAAAATTTTTTTTAACTTTGTCTGATTGATCTAATATTCCTAACGCATCGCACAAAGCTCTGTGTAGTATGGCTCTAAATAAATAAACTAATCTGTTAGTGGGTGTTTGTTCTACTAATTCTTTTAAATCGTACATATCCGACATTTGTGTCAAAACACTTCTATCGGTTGATAGGATAATATATTTTTGAAAACCTATCGCAATAGGAACAAAATAAGAACAGTTAGAGGGTTAAAAAATGACCTAAAGATGCCATAGAAATAGGACGAAAGCTTCCGACTATTAGGACGTTAAGGTCTTGTTTTAGGGTTCCAAAATTTATCTAAACTTTCTAAACCCTCTTGTAATTTACTTAAATTATGGACCTTTTCATCATCTAATACGACTTTTCTTACTTCTTTTGCGTTATTTCGACAAGATTGAAGGGCTTTCAAATATAAATCTTTAAAATGTAAATATAACATTTTGTCGTCATGGTGGCCCATAGAATTCACAATGTCATTAATGGTGCTTGTAATTTTAGGATTACCTTGTCCAATAGAATGAAAAACAGCCAATTTTTGCCCTGCGCTGTATAAAATTAAGTTTTTGTCTTTATTCCAAGGGCATAATTGCTCTTTTTGATACAATCTATCAAGTTCAGATTTATATAATTTTTGTAAAACTCTTGGACCTTTACCAATAGGCTCTAATTTCATTAAACAATTATCAGCAAGTCTTTCTAGTAAACCTTGATCTAATTCTCTTAATTTGGCTGCGCCATAGTCAACTTGCGTGTGTTTTTTCAACCTAATTCCTTTGCAAATTCTGGTGTAATTAATTTCATTTTTAAAGCTTTCTGTATTTCATCTGGTTTAGCTAAATATTTCATCATGCCTTTTTCCCACATTTGTACCTTAGTTTTAATAACAACTTCGTTGTCTGACGCAGCTTGTTGAACGGAAACTACTTGATCGAATATTCTTTTGCGAAGAAATCTTTCACAGGCAACAAAAAAATCTCCTTTTTCAGATTTATACTTTTGCCATTTATCTTTAATTTCTTTTTTATCCTCAACTGTTAGTTTGTTAAATTCTTTGAAGGTATCACTTTTTATTGACCTACCATCATTCTCCCAGAATTTATCAAATTCAGAAGTATATTTTATTTTATTATTAAGTTTAGGTATAAGTATAGGTATAAGTGCTTTGTCTTTGCTTTCGTTTAGCTTTTCATTAGCTTTAGGTCTTCCTCCAAGTTTACCATTTTCTGACCTAATAACGTGAGTTCGATTAACTCTGACCCACTCCTCAACTTGCGCTTTTTGTTCAAAACATTTTGATACATCATTAAAACTAAAAAAATTAATTAAAATTTTATCAACTTTTTCTTTAGTATGTGTGTCATATGCTTTGCAAATTTCATAAATTTCTTCAAAGTTATCTGTGAGCTGCGCTTTATTCTCCCAGGCAAAACAAAGTAATCGCCAATAAATACCTAAATCTTCATTTTTTAAATGCACAGTATTAGCGATAAAATCATTAACCCTAACAGGCATAGAAAAAATTTTATCTGTCATAGTTCTATTAAAGGTGTGTAAGCTCTAGCTTTATAATCAACTATATCCAAATACCCTTTAAACTTTAAAACTCTTAACATACTCCAAACAGAACCTTTAGATTTGTACCCAGTAGCAGTTTTTATTTCTTCAATAGTTGGAGATATTTTATTTTTTTTGTAAGCATTATTAATTATCTCATAAACTTTTAATTGTCGTGGAGTTAAAGGCATAGGTTTCATATTTTTACTAGGGGGGTAAACAATTATAAGTAAAACCCCCCTTTTCCGAAGAAGCACCAAATAAAGTTTGACCGACTAAATTTGGAAGAGCCTTATTGCTCTACTATAAAAATATATAAATTGACAAAAAAAGTAAAGTATTTTTTTTAAGTTGATAATAAAAGTTTATTCTATGTGCATACTTTCATTATCATGTATGTCTGGTAATGCTTTTAAATTAACTGTTCCAGTACATATTGCTGCCCACTTAACTTTAATGTGCATGGTAATAGTGGAATGAAGTGTAGTAAAATAAAATCTATTTTTAGCATCTGGTTCTGAAATCCAACCAATCGCTAAATCTCCGTTATCTCTTTCTACCATCGCAACACTTTTAAAACACAATGGATCAACTTTATTATTTTTTTGCCAATAAGAATTAAATATATAAATTATACCTTGGTTAAAATCTAAAGAGTAATTTGTATCTTCATCTTTATTAGCTCTAAAGTTTATTCCATATGAACCAGGTATAATAGCACTAGGAATTTTGAGGATAGGTCTATCAAATTTAAACATTTCAACTTTTGTACCAGACCAAAACTGTCCTGCTATTTCTAAATCTAAACTTGGAAATAATAATTCTTTTTTTTCTAACTGTAACTCTTTGATATTAGCTAACTTCTCTGCCATCTGTGGTGTCAATGAAACTTTTTTATTAATAACTCTACTAAAATGTATTTCATTAATGCCAATTAGTTTTGCAACTTCATTTTGTTGCATACCTGCAGCCTTGATAGCATCTCTTATTTTATTATTCATTATTGCTGAAACCATATAACAAACACCTATACAGTCAATTTATAAAAATTGCTAACTTTTTATTAATATTGATAAAAAATATTTTTTTTTTATTGAAATTGACAAAAAAAGCTAATAATAGACATTTATGAACAAAATTTGCTTTAAATACTGGAATAAAAAACGTCAAATTAAGTTCATGTTGTCTTCAACAAGGACTTTAAAAGCATACTGGGGGCTAAATGCCCCCTTTATATTCATTTTTTCTCCTGAAAATAAAAGGCTGAAGTCTCATGTTTAAGACATTAATTATTTTTGGAGGTGGGTTTTTAGTTGCACTAATTTTTTCCTACCTCCGAAAACTACAAAAGAAACATGAAAGAATAATAAATTGGAAAATAGAAGATGATAAAAATTTATATAACGAAGGTGCTGCGAAATACATTCGATTGGCTTTACTCGATGATGACAAAGCAAATACAGAAACAGAAATTATTACATCTTTCAGACCAAGAGGAAAGGTTTGATGATTGGTACATTGATGAACGTATGAAAGAATACATTAATGAAACTGAAATGTTACGTTGGGAGGGGGAACAAGTTCCACTCCATGAATTAAAAAAAAGGAACGACAATGACAGTAGTTAGTTTGATGGATAAGTTAGACACAGGACTTCACTTAGGAATGGTTAAACAAATTGTTAAAGCCATTACTGAACTTAAAGAAGAAAATAAAAATCTTAAAAAAAGAATTGAAAAGTTAGAAGACATGGACAACGAAACTCTTCGTAACGATTTTAATAAGGAGCAACGTGCCAACAATTAAATATAAATTATTAAATGGTAAACCTGTTACTGGAACTACAACAATAATTAATGAATATAAAAATCCTGCACCTCTTTTAAATTGGACTTATAAAATAGGTTTTGAGTCTGGTAAAAATCAACAGCTTAAAGATTTAAAAATGGACCATGATCTTATTCAACATTGGACCGAGCTACGAGATACAGCAGGAGGACAAGGAACATTAATACATGATTACGCTGAAAAATATGTTTTAAAAGAACCTTATGAAATGCCTAGTGATGAAATAGTTCTACAAGCACATCTTAAATTTAAAGAATGGTGGGATAAAAAAGTTAAAGAAAATAAGTACGAAGTAATTTGGACAGAACGTAATATGGTTTCGGAAAAGTTAGAATACGGAGGGTGTCCTGATCTTTTAATTATAGATGAACATAACCATAAAACTTTGATAGATTTTAAAACAGGCAAAGACATTTACCCAGAAACTATTATGCAAATGGGTGCATATGATAATCTAATACATGAGACACAGGGTTTTCATTGCGATCAAGCAATGATTGTTCTTATACCTAAAACTACAAGTAAAATTAAATTAAAAGTTTTTTCAGCTTTGCAACTAAAGTTGGGATTTAACCAATTTGATTTGATGCGTCAGGCACATGTCAATAACTTCGAATTAAAAAAGATATTCGAAAAAAGAAAAAGGAGTAAATAATGAATGAATACGCACCCTTAACAGGTACAGTTAAAGAAAAATATCAAACAGCAAAACGTAAACATGGTCTTATTATAGATTGTGATAACCCTGCTTTTAAATATCCAATTAAAGGATATGACGGAACTTATGAAGGTACTTTAGGGTTAGATGTTTTTCAAGTTGGCGATAAAGTTGAATTCAAATTTGAGAAAACTGATTACGGAACAACATTAACACAATGCACGATACAAGGTGGACATGGTTCACAACAAGATACAAGTTTCGATCATGGTGCTAACGTAGAAAATAGAGCTGATGAAGAAAGAGTTGTAAGTTCACAACCTATAGTAAGTTCTACTAACAATGATATGGAAACTTACTTACAAGCTGTCGATACAGCTTATGACAAATCTCAAAAATTTAATAATTTAAGAAATTTAGATGGAGAGAATTTACGAGCAGTTTGTATCGGTGCTGCAATTCAACACATGCGAAGTAATGGACGATGAAGAGTTGTCCATGCACCTTTACAGTATTTGTAAAGAAATGAATTATGTTTGGCCTAGTATGAAAAAGGATATTGATGAAACAGTTAAGAAAGATAGAGAAGTATCGCAACTTCATTCGAAGTCAAGAATGTTCGATGTGTCAATACCCTCCTCGTTCTCAAGCACATCACATAACCTTACAAGAGAAATACAAGGACAAGAGGGGCATGGGTCAGAAAGTAAAAGATCAATCAAATTTAATTCCTTTGTGTCAAAATTGCCATCTGTTCGAACTACACCGAGTTGGCGAGAAGAAGTATTGGGAAACGAAAAAGCAAAACCCACACGAAATAGCGAAATATTATTGGAACGAATATGAAAATTTACACACAAAGAATTAGTCAAACTCTTGCAGAGCAAATAGCACAAACATATTATGGTAATGTCGTAACTAGCAAAGTGAAGGAAGATATTATTATATGCAGAACTTATAGCGCTGAAACTTTAGAAAAAGCATCAGAAGAAGTATTTAGCAAAACAAGTTATGAAAAAATTGTTCGTCTTTTATATGACTCTGATACTGAATTTGGTCCTGTTACTGAATGGTTTGATAAAGATAAAGCAGAGATAGAAGCATCTGAATTTGACATACCAGAGGTTAAAAGTGAAAACAACATCAGTTAAAAAATTATGGCAAGGTAAATATGTCTCTGTCAAAGATTATGAAATTAAGTCTGCTATTAGGCAAGGTGGTTTAAGAATAACCCATAATAATGAGGTAATGGAACTAAACCCAGAAGAATTAAGCAATTTAAAGGCTAATAATAACGTCATACAATCACAATTTAAGGGCAGTTACCAATTAGTTGATATTACCTGGAAACCTCTCACAGAAGACCTAAATCAAGGAAAATTATATGAATAAAGCATTAATGACAGCAACTCAAGTATGCCAAGAATTAAATATTTCACGCCCAACCTTGTATAAGAGAGTAAATGAGGGTATTATTAAGTGCGTAAGATATGGAAGAGATTATAGGTTTAATTCAAACCATATCGAAGATTTAAAAGAAGGAGCAACATGGCAACAAGAAGAGAAGGAATACGAGAACGTGAGGGGTCGCCCTATTGGTACTTACACACAAGGATTAAAGGTAAACTCTACAAAAAATCTTCAGGAACTACTAAATATAAGGAAGCAAGAGAAATTAGGCAAGAGTGGATAGTTGATTTAAAACGTCAACTTAAAACACCTACTAATATAAAACAAAAATTAAGTTGTTTAGAATTATTTAGTGAGTACCAAGAAACAGTAGAACCTAATTGGGAAAATACGCAAAATCCAAAATCAACTAAGAATGATTTTTTACGAAATGTGCAAAGATGGATTGACGAAATAGGTCAAGAAACTTTTATACATGAAGTAAATCTTCCTGGTATTATAAAAAAATTCATTAATAAAAGAAGAAAAGAAGGAGTAAAACCAAAAACAATTAATATTGAAATTGCTTTTTTAAGACAGGCTTACAATGATGCAAAATTATCACAAAAATATTTATTAGGAAACGAACCTATTTGGAAAACTTTTATGTTTAAAAAAGAAAAAAAAATAGATCGTTCTATGTCTAAAAATGAAATTGTATCTATGTATCAAGCAGCTAAACCACATGCAAAAAATGTAATATTTTGGAGATTGGTTTCTGGTTTAAGAAAATTTAATTCAATGGAATTGACTACACAAATGATTAATTGGGATAGAATGACTATTACTTTTATACAAAAAGGTAATCAAGAATACATTTTACCACTTACACATGAAATGGAAAATTTATTAAAAGGTAAAAAATTGTTTCCTAGTGAAAGTGATGAAGAACATAAAGCTAGAATACAATGTTTAAATTTAGATAAACCAGGTAATGTTTTTTTATATAATGGTAAACCTATTAAAAGCATTAGAAGAGCTTATAAAACAGCTCAAAAAGATGCAGGATTTATTAAAATGTATAGAGAACATGATACTAGACACACTACTGCTAATTTAATTGGTAACTCTGAACATGTAATGAAAACATATGGACATAGCGATATTAATACTAGCAGAATATACGATCAATCAGATTTTAAAACACGATCTGATAGTTTAGAAAAAATTGGAAAGTTAGTATACCAAATAGTATACCAAAATAATAAAGAAGGTACTGACCAAGTTTAAAAAATGGCAGAATTAGTGGTCGGGGAGAAAGGATTCGAACCTTCGACCCCCTGGTCCCAAATTATGTTTACACTATTTCTACAAATAAAAAAAGACCCCAGAAGTGTTGAGTTTCTGGGGTTTCTTATATGTAATGATTTGTAATGGTTTCTATATTTTATCAAGTTTTATCAAACTTAATAAAGTATTAAGTATACCATTAAGTATACCACTACCCTAATTTCATTTCTTGTTTCATTGTACTGTTCTCTTGTATCAATAACTGACACTTTAAACGTAAACCTTCATAATCAGCATATGCTCTTTCTGTCTGCATTTCTGCTTGATCTATAAGGGTATCTATCTCTGCATACTCTATATGAGTACGTGCTTTCATTTTTGCGTCTTCAACAGTACATTTTTCAGCCTGTCTAAACTCTAGGTATAATTTAGCTTCAATTCTTTTTTTCTGACGTTCTAAGCTATCGTAGGCAGCTTTAGACTCCCCATATGCTTTTCTTGTTCTTGTTAATTCTGATGAGATAAACTCTTTATCAAACCGAAGGGGGTTCCATTGGTTCATAGGTCCTCTACATATTGTCAATTATCCATGCTTTTAATTCGGAACGAGTAAGTAATTCTGTAATAAAATTCCCATAAGAATTAACAACAGTTTCTTCTTCTTTATCTTTGAGAAGATATTGGTAATATCCAACATGCAACATTTCATGGATAACTACGTTGATTGCGTCTTTACCTCCACCTTGGATAATATCATCATCTAAATATATTTTGTAAGGGGGCTTTCCAACGAAGGCCCCCTGTGCTTCTGAAACCTCATAACTAATGTCATGGGGTATTGTAATTAATTGTACCTCAAAAGCTCCAATAGTTACTTTGGAAGGCAATTTAAGTTTTTTCACGTAATTTTTTTTTGTTTTTTCTTTTTATTTTTAAACCCAGATTTCATGTTAGCATATGAGCTACTAGATATTGTAGATTTAGATTTAGGTCTTGATATACCAAGACGTTTACGTTTATTTATATTTTCATACAAAGACATTTAAGTACCTATTTTTTTTTGCGTTATTTTATGTGCTTCTGTGAAAGTTTTTCCGTTATTCATTAGCTTTTTCATCATAACCATATGTTTATTAGTATGATGTTTTTTATGCTTTTTTAAAGTTTCTGTTTGTCTCTTTGTAAAAGACATCAGTATTTAGGTGGTCTTGGTTTTTTCTTATCCATATTATTCCTTAAAGTTAATTAAATAGCACCAATTACTACGATTACAATTAAAGCTACTATACCTGCTTTAATCCAATCTTTCATTCCCCAGTCTGACCAAGATTTTATATGGTCCCATAAGTCTTCTAATAATTTCATATATTCTCCTAACAAGTTTTATAATCTACAACTAACTTCCAATCGCCTGTTTGACCTTCTTTACCTGTAACAGTAATTTTAACATCTGTTGCGTCCATTAGATTAGTTGTAATTTTTTTAAAATCAAAAGACTCGCCTTGTGAAACTTCATAAGTGTTATTATATCCATCACAGTTAGTTTTGATTTTAACATCGTACATTCCCCCAGGTGTAGGGTCATTTAAAACTGCTGAACCTTTAAGTGATACACCACTTGTCCATGCACTTTTTTCCCAAGTTTCGCCTAGAGATGCTTTTGCTGTATAGTCTCCACTTTTACCAACAATATGTTCTTCATTTTTATCCATAAATTTTTCCTATTTTTTTTTAAAGTTTTTAGCGATGGATTCTCCAGACCTACCGACTACATACCCTCCAAGACCAATTTGTAATAATGTCCATAAATCTTGAGGAATTTCTAATGTTATTTCAACGCCAAAAAAATATTTTATATAAGGCATCAAAATGTAATTGTTGAATACAATTATGATAAGACAATACATTAACATTGGTCTCCAAGTTGCTGTAATCCAATGTTGTGATTTAGCTTCTGAATTAACTATATCTGCTGCAGCTTTAAATTTAGACATATCAGCATTTAACAATTCATTATTAAATTCTGCTTTTATTTTTTGTGCTAAATCTTTATCTGGTACTGCCTTATCTATTGTTCCTAATAATGTTTTTGCTAATGGAGCTATTGTTCCTAATAATCCTAACATAATGCACCTGTAATTTGATTATAATAAACATAGAAATTAGCAGCTTCTACTAAGACTAAAGACGTAAATAAAACTGTTACAATTATTTTCATTTATGTTTCTCCACGATTTTTATTAAAGAATCACATCTTCCTGGTGTTTGTTCGGCCCAAAGGGAATTTTTCATTTCCATACATGCAACAGAATATTCTTTCTTCTCTAATGCTGCTCTAAAATTTTTAAACTTAAATAACCTACTGCCAAGTTGAAAAGCCATTTCAATACATACACCAAAAATATCTGCATGATGTTTGTCTGGGTCATACAAAAATGTTTTAGCTAAATCAAATGCGTCATTAAAATCTTTGTTAAAAACTTCAATAGCTTCTTCTTCGCTATATTCTACACCATCTTTATAAGAGTCCTCTGCATCACATAGATGTCCCCAAAATATTGTTCTGTTTCCTAGATGATCTCGATATACTTTATTACGATACCCTTCGTGTTCACGAATTCTTTTTTTTATCTCCTCAATCAATCTGTTCCTCCAATTTTTTCTTGTTCCAATTCTTCTTCTTTTAAAATGTATTTAAACTTTTCTAAGTATATAATGGCATCAGAAAGTTCCTGTTGTGCTTCATCTAGCCAGGCTATTGTAGGTTTTTTTGACTCTAACATAGTGCAGCCAAATTTTTTTATTCCTTCTTCAGATCGTTTAGCAATGCGATCAATAACACCTTGAACTAACTTGTCTTTTGTTTTCATATCTTGCCTATCCAACGATTACCTTTTTCTAAAACCATAGGAATTAAATTAGGTATTCCGTTCTCTATATAAGCGCAGCCAAGTATGGGTCTTCGGATATTTACTCTTGAATAAGCAAATGCTAGGGAGTCTTTATCAATTAAACACCCTACTGTCATTCCCCATTTAAGAGCTTCAGGAGAAGACCAATATTTAATTTGAAAATCTGTGTGAAAATGACCTTGAATAAAATTCATACTAATAGCCATAGAAGATTTTAATGGGTCTTTATTCATATTATGAACAAAGTAATAACTTCCATACTTATCATGTAAGATAAGTTTATCATGCCATTTCCAATTCTTTTTATTAACGTCAAGAATATCAGGATAATCTTTTATAATGTAATCAGGTAAACCATGATATTTTCTTTTACGAAACACTAGGGAGCCATGATTAGAATGAAGTAAATCCATTTTAGGAAATAACTTTTCTAATTTTTTTATATCTTTTCTAGCCTTCAGCAGCTCTTGAGTAGCATTATCAAGATCAGGGTCTTTGTCATGGAATGATATCGCATGATAATCAACTTCGTCTCCTATATTTACAACTCTGTCTGGTTTTAACCAGGACTTAACAGCTTTTAAAAAAGGTAAACTGTCTTTGTGTGCGTAGGGAAAATGAAGGTCCGAAATTATTAAAGTCTTCATATAACGTCCTTTTTAGGGGGTACTAATGGTCAAGGAAGGTTAGTTTTCTTCTTCTACGTTGAAATATAAGCTTGTTTTTAATCTATTAATCGGAAAAAAGTATAAATTGCTCCTAAAATACCACCAATAAACAATGCAACCTTTAATCCACCAATACCCATATTAGAAGTTTTATTAAGGCCCATTATTTGCTTTTGCATAATATTTACATCTTCTCTTATATATTTGACATCAGTTTTTAATTCTGCAATTTCTTTTTCCCAATCACTCATTTCTTTTTCCACACAATAGATAAAATAATTATTAATATTATTAAATTTAAAGCTGATATATCGTTAGTTAATAAGTGTCCTATACTACTCTGCATTGGCATCTGTTTTTTCCTTTAGTTTAATTCCCTTACATTTTTTTCTTACATCTTCAAAATGATCTGGTAATTCTAATCCTTGATAACGACCACATAGTTTAAGTAACTCTAGTTGCTGTTTTAGTCTTTCATTTTCTAAAGTTAGATTGATTGACTCTTTTGTGCAGGTAGATTGTAATGGATAAGTAAATCGTATTCCTACTTTACCACTATCAGAAAAGTAATCTGAACTACTG